AATTGCGGCAGATATTGCGAAAGCCACTCTTATCGTATTGCGAGCGATTGAATTCGCTGATTGGTTTCTCATCTTTGCACTTATAGCAAACTTTACTCTGTGTCATCCTCAGCAACTGTTTCGTATTCACTGTCCATTGCAGAATAGGCGGTGTATGCCTGAAGCGTTGTCGCTGCTGCTCTTGTCAGTAATGAATCAATGGCATCAAAAGAAAGAATCTGATCCGTCACAATATGTGTATCAACATCACCGATACAGACTGCAATTTCAATCATTGCCGTTCCTCTCGGTTATATGGAAAAGCCCCACCAATCTCGGAAGATGATGGGGAGCTACATTCCTGTAAAGACAGAAAAAGCTGATGCGCAAGCATAGCGCGATGGAGTGCAGTCGCAAAAGTTTTTTAGCGTGCCTTTAGAACATCTCCAAAGTTGTAGAGATTGCCCTTCCTCTCGATTTCATTCTCTTTAACAATGGAGTAAACCTGCCTTGGCTTTAGCCCTAGCCACATTGAGATTGCCTCAACATCAAGGAAGAACTTACGGTTTGGGTTGCTCATAGCCAATGTGACCAAACGGATCAGTGACCAGGATTGTTTGCACCCAAAGCAAGTGACCTCATCGCCTAGCCCATTCTCTTTGACCTTCACAACATCAATCGCCACGAACTTGCCACAGTTATCTGTTGGGCAAGGAATTCGTCTTGGTTGCTCGACAAAGCGCTTGCAGACCGACATTCCCTTTGCGTGTAGTTCAGCAACCTCACTTGCAAAGTCGCCTGCCCATTCCTGAGTGATAATCCAATCAAGGTGTGCCAAGTGGAAATCGCAGGTCGCCTTGACCTCAGCCTCAAGCGTTGCTTGCTTCTTCAGCAACGCAGGCGGTGTCAGCTCGCGGGCGCTTCTCACCATCGCTTCCCAATCGTGCAAGATGGCTAGCAAGTCCACTGCTGCTGAGTAATCAAGCGCCGACACATTGACACCGATTGAACGCTCTTGGCTGACTCCACCTGATCCTGATTGCCCAGGGGTGATGAACTCAGCCGATGATGCGTGCAATTCAGGTATCTCAATCAGGTGGCTCTGTAACTTGAGCCGACACTTCCAACACGCGCCTTCATTCTGTGATGGTTTATGGCAAATGTTGCAGTTCACTTGGTCAGCTCCTTCTCAATGGCTTCAATTGTTGGGCAAGGATAAGGATGAGGCTGGCCGTCAAAAATTACGCACTCGCCGCACCACATAGGTTCAGCACCTCTTGGTTTGTGTAAGTTCATTATCACACTAAGAGCAAGCCAAGCCTTAAAAGCGTGCAACCCTATTTCCATTCCTTGTCGCAAAGTAATCTCTGCCATCAGCTCATCGTGGGTCAAAACGGAACTTCCTCTCCCTGGTAGGTCTTGCTCTGACTTCTTCCCCAATAATCTTCAGGGGGTGTTGCTCCGAACTTGAATGTGGATGGGTCGCAGATATGTGATCCGAGAACTGGTTTGCCTGTGATGTGAATGTAAGCGCCCATTCTAGGCATCACCTCAAATGATTCGGCAGTTCTGTGGGTTGCGTAGGTTCGCCGTGTCTTGGTCAGTTTCGCCACAATCTCTTGCTCCAATGTCAGCGGCTCAACATCAAGGCGCACATTGAAACCGAAGCATCGGCCAACCCAAACATAATTCCCACAGGGCGTGCAGGTGATTGCTCGAAGGCTAGTTGAGGTCATAGCCAGCAACCTGTGGATAACTTTTACTATCGTTCCTTGAACCGAGTGTGCATACCGTACCGTACCCTTTTCTAAAGAAAAGGGGTACGGTACGCATAATGCTCACGCTCAAAACTGCCTGGTGTACCTTTATGCTAAAGGTACGCTTTAGGTACGGTACGCATAATGCGTGCAGAGAGTTATCCACAGGCTATGCCCCACCAATCTGCGAAATGATGGCATCGAAAAGGTCAAATTCAGCTTTGCCAGCATCTGTCATATAGAGAATGAAGTTGGTTTCTGATCCGCGATTGTCAATCAGACCCTTCTTGAGCATCTCTTGGAGTCGAACGCCAATGGCATCCTTACCGCCCTTTACACCGTCAGCAACCGCCCTGCGAGAGCAGCCCGGGTTTGCGTGGATAAAGTCAGCCACATCCTTCAACTTCTTATGGGCAAGGCGTTCTTCATACTCTTCCTCATTTGTTGGCGGTTGCACCATATATTGAATCGCCGCCTTGGTTGAGTCCATAGTCAGAACGGCTGCCTCTTGAGTACGATCCGACTTGCGCCACATTCCAGCGTTGCGCCGAATGTCACCTGGTCGGTCTTTGGTCACTCGGATTGTCAGGCTTCCGACCCGCCCAGGCGATAGCACCTCGATTGGCTCGACTAGATAGGCAGCGCCATCAATGGTCGCCAACTTAGCCTGCCCACCGATTGCGAAGCGGCCACGCGTTTCGGAGTTCTTGGTGATGTGGTCAATGAGGATCACGGCAGCACCTGACTTGAGCGATACCGTTCTTGGGAAGTTTCGCATCCAGCGGGTGATTGCATCGTTATCAACGGTTTCACCGCCGAACATAGTCAGAGATTCGGTCACACCGTCAATGACAACCATTGTGGCACTGTTCGGCTCAAGGATGGCTTGCCAGTAAGGGTCAGATACCTCACGCACCCCTTCAGGGCGGATATAGGTGAAGTAGTGGAGCAAGTTAGCTCGACTCACCCCAAGAGCCTTGAGGCGCTTCACAATGTCTTGAGGATCAGATTCAAAGTCAATATAAATAACTTTTTTATCTGCCTTGAGAAGTTCAGCCGTTGCGATTTGTGCCACCCAGGATTTGCCCGACTCAGATTCACCATAAAAAGAGTGAACCTTTCCTGCATAAATCAGGTGTCTTCCATCGGTACGCCCAAGGATATTTGCGCTGACCTCTTGGAAAAGTCCATCATAGTAAGGCGAGAGTTCAATTGGCTTCCAACTGGATTCTTCCTCAATTATCTCGCCAGTTTCAGGGTCATATTGAATTTCAGGCTTCTTGCCAACAACCAAAGAATCAGCAAGACCGATAGATTGCAAGCCCTGTGATCCGTAGCCAAGCGAGCGCAATTGCTGACTTGCTAGCCTGAAATCATCGCGTGCGTGAAGGTGGGCATAGACCGCAAATTTGGAATAAGACTTGTTTGCCTCAAATGTGGTCGAGGTGGTGAAGACATAAAAGTTGTCATAATCGCCAAAGCCAGTTGAAGCTGAAATGCCTTCGTTCTTTCCTGGTCTGCGCCAAAATGTCACACCTTGCTTGTCGGTGAAGACTCGCTTCCATCCAGCGGGTTCAAGAATCTCAACCCACGAAACTTTGCTTGCATAGTCATCACCTGGTTGGCTCAAATCAAGTTCGGTCTTTGTGACTTCATTGCGAATGGCTTCAGTATGTGGAACTTCATCAAATGTGCGCAAGATTCGGAAAATCTCTTCACGCTCTTGGGCAGTAATTGTTGGGATGGTTTCAACTGATCCTGAAGCCATTTCCCACGCCTTGCCGCTAGGGTGCGCGTTGCCCCCTGAAGGCGCAGTGATGCAAAACCCGCCCTCAGAGCGCGTTTCGATAAGGCATCCGCCATCTTCACCCGCTTGGGAAGCCAACTTGGTATTGCCTGGCAACTTGCCTTCAACTTTGTAAAGGAAGTGAATCCCGCCCGATGGTGTCATTTCCATATAACCATTGACGAGCCGTTGCCAAATGTCGCCAAGTCCAGCCATTTCAATTGCAGAGCGAGCCACAAGATGAAGCCCCTTGGCAACTGCTCGACCTTCAAATTCGAGCATCTCAAGGTTGCCTGAAACAATGCCAGTGATGACACCAAGCCCTTGGCAATTGGGATCATTAAACCAAGCCAACAATTCATCTGTGGTCGGCTTGCGTTCCTGATATTCCTTCCAAGCAATCCCGGGGCGCTTAGACCCATCGCTTGCAACAGGCACTGCCACAATTCCTTGCGTGGCAAATCTCAGTGCCGTTGCCAATACTTCGTTATTCATTCCGCTCCCCTTTAATAACAATCCATCCGTCACGCTCTAAGGCTAAGAGCGCTACTTTTGCAAGATGTGCTGGCGTATTGGGTAGCCATTCACCGTATGCATCCCAAAAACCAACCGCAATTGATTGTTCAGGTGTTTCACGCTTTTTCAATTGCTTCCAAGATTTCTGCTCCAAGTGCGTATGGAATCATTGAGCGAGTCTTTGCGCCTTTAAGACCTTGAGTGCCAGTCTTTGATCCGCGTGGGGCTGCTTCGTGGCAACCCTGACCATTCTTGCAAGGCTCTCGATGTGTCCAGCCAGGAACAACGCCCCAAAGGTCGGTTGGCTTCATTCGTGAATCGCCATAAGTGCAATATGTAATTGTTCGGCGTGGATAGCCTTCAACAACTGGCAACTTGCGCAGCATCCCTCTTGGGTTCTCCATAAGCCAACCCTTTTGTGGATTGAGTTCAGAAATCAGCTTCAAAGTATGCGCAACAAGTTCTTGGCTTGTCTTGGCAGCCTCTGTTCGTGGCATTGGATTCTTGCCACCACTAATCCAGTGATGCCCCATTGAAGCCACAGAGAAAGAAGTGCAAGGTGGTGAAGCCCATACAAAGTCAGGCTGGCCGTATCGAGCAATTAAATCCTGCGCGTTAAGATTGAACACATCTGCGTGTTCAGTTGCCTCAAATGAAGTGTCTAATTCAAATGAGATGACGGTATGCCCGGCATCCTTAAAGGCTTGCGTTGATGATCCAGTTCCAGCAAAGAAATCAAAAATTAACATACTTCGTTCCCCCATACATCCCATCCGTCTGTTGCATTTCTTGCAAACAGTTCAATTCGTGATTCATCCCCAATAAGTTCAACGATTTTATCTCTAATCAATTGAGGTTTCTGAGAATGTTTTGTCAAAGGCGCAATTGTTAGATTTGCAACCGAAGCTGAAATTCTCTTTGGCTTGCCCTTGACTGCCAACAGGCAAATCTCAGGATTTCCTCTTGTCCAGCGACCTAAGCCAAAGAAAAAGCCATTGCCACTTTTGTTTTGCTTTACCCAAGTGAAAGCAACAGATTTGTAGGTAAATCCCCAGGATTCAATGACTTTGAGCGCTTCAGGAAGCAATGGGTATGTTGCCCACATAAACAAAACGCAATCGTCTTCGGTAATATCTGAAATCGGCAAAGCGCAAATATCTTCCAATTTCATTGTTTCATAATGTGATTCCGCAGCACCTTGAGGTGGCGTTCGGTCTTGGTAACGCCAAGGTGGATCCGCATAAATTACTTTGTATTTCTTATCTGGAAACTCAATCATTATTCCCCCACAACATTGTTAATAATCCATTGAACTACTGGCACTGCAACTGCATTGCCCATTTGCTTATATCGGTTTGAATCGGCTTGGTCGCCAGTCCAACCATCAGGGAAGCCCTGAAGCCTCTCACATTCAAGCGGTGTTAAACGCCGAACACGCACTGGCTCTGCAATAAAGATTTGAGCGTGGTGAGATTGAACGCTTGGTCTGTTAGCCTGCAAAGCCAATGCCGTATCTGTTTCGGTCGCACTAAAATTATTTGCTTTTGCATCTTCTCTTATTGAATAAATTGCTGGCACATTGCCACCGCCCGTTCCCCATCGTTGAATCACTGTTTGCATTACTTCATCTTCATACACGCGCACATCATTCACACGCGTTCCGTCAATAATCAACACCGTTGCCCTAGTTTCAGTGGCGTTATCAAATGCGTTCAATGTTGGTGTCACGCCCCCTTCAATCCAAGTTTCCCAATCTGTGTCATTTTGCGCCCTGCGAGATTTAATCCACGATGAGATCGGTGGCATCTTTATAGTCTCTTTGCTTCAGAGTCGAGGTTGTATCGTCTTCGGCGTAATCGCCAAAGCCTCTCATTCTGTTGAGCTTGCCAGTGTTTCCAGTGCCACCTGCAACTTTTCGGGCAAGGTCTTCTCTCTTCGATTTGCTCGCCTCAAGATACCCTGCGCGGCTTTCGCGGATAGAGAGTATTTCTTCAGGTGATCGCCCTGAGTTTCCAAGACATCCGACAATGAAGACTCTTTTACGGCGTTGGGGAACTCCGAAGTATTGAGCATCAAGCACCCGCCATCCCACGCGATACCCGCGCTCGACCAACGCTTCAATGACAACGGCCATATCTCTTCCGCCATTGCTGGAAAGAAGACCAGGCACATTTTCGAGGATAAAAGTTTGCGCTCGCGTTTCGTCAA